TACCCGTTGGCTGCTCGGCCTGTTCATTATTTCCGGCGGTCATGCGCTGTTCTACTTGCTGCTGACGACCCGCGGCCAGCTGGCGGCCGGCGTCGTGACGTGGCGTGACAGCGCGCCGACCCGGCTCGCCCTGTCGATGATTATGCTTATCTTGGCGCTGGTCTTTTTCGCGCTGGGCGTATTCTTGGCGCCGACCATGCCCCCGCGCGGATATACGGCGGGGTTCGTATGGTCGGCCTGGTTCATCGCGTGGCTATCCGCCCTGACCGCGCTTTCCGGCCTGCGTCGAGGATCGGTCAAGATCAGCTTGTGCCTCAACGTGCTGTGGACGATCGGCTTCCTGACGTGGCAGGGTTATTTCCGTTGACGGCCCTGTCACTACCCGCTAACCAAGGCCACCCATAAGGGAGGCTTTCATGCGTAAGAACTACGACGCGTCGGTTCGCAAATACGTCCGGGTCGTGCCGCGCCATGCCATCCGGCGCGAAGGTGACGAGATGGCTTGCAGATGCGGCGCGCGCTGGGAAGTCGGGGGCGATCACCCATGACCATCTTTACGCACCGCGAGGATGAAATAATCCTGCTCGACCAGTGCGACGACCGGACCCTGGCTGATCTGCTGTTCATGCCGGTAGCCATGGTCCGCGACCGCCGGCGGGAACTGACCCAGCCACCCAAATTGCCGTACGTGAGGCGCCGCCCTCCCCCTAAGTTGGCCAAATTCAGGTTTACCGAAGACGAGCGGAACCAGTTGCTTAGGCTGTGCGACAAAGGCCTCCCCGTCCGGGAAATCGCTAGGCGGTTGGATCGATCGCCCCGTTCGGTGCGGCGCATCCGTAATGCGGCGGCCGGGTTATGATCGCGACTGCAGAATATTGGTTGCGCGAGGTTGACGGCCCGCGCGGCCCGACCCGGGGCAAATGGGCTGGCGAAGGGCACATGCGGCCCGGCGATGTGACCGATACGGGCGATCTGGTCGTCCGCGATTGCGTTACGATGGCTTCGGGCGTCAAGGTCGTCACGGTCGACCAAGCGGCTGCAGCGGCCTACTATGGCTGGATGAGCAGCGGCCTTAAAATCTACCGGGGCGACCAGGTGCTGGTGCAGATATTCCGGGGCTTATGATCGACCCCGTACTAGCCGACTTCGACTGGCGGGCGCCGGACTACGCCCCCATTATCAAGGCGCGCATGCGGCGCCTGATGGCCCTGCGTGAACAACCCGAACTGATCGGCCACCTCAAGCGCGTGTACCGCGACGAGCCTTGGCGCTTCATCAATGACTGGGGCACGACCAGTGACCCGCGGCACGTCGAAGTCGGGCTACCCGTCACCATCCCGTTCATTCTCTTCCCGCGGCAAGTCGAGTGGTGCGTTTGGCTGATGGATCGCTGGAAATCCCGCGAGCCTGGCGCGACTGTCAAATCCCGCGACATGGGGATTACGTGGCTGTCCGTCGCCATGACCACGACCATGTGCATGTTTTACGACGACATGGCGATCGGGTTCGGGAGCCGGAAGCTCGAACTAGTGGACAGTCTGGGCGATCCCAAGTGCATTTTTTGGAAGGCCCGACAGTTCCTCGCCATGGCGCCGCCAGAATTTACGGGGGCGTGGTCGAGCCGCGAAAAGCTCATCAGCTTCCCCAACGGCTCGACGATCGCCGGCGAAGGGGGCGACGACATTGGCCGCGGCGCGCGTACCGCCCTCTATGTCGTCGACGAGGCGGCCAGCGTGCAGCACCAGGAAAGCGTGGACGCCGCCCTGTCCGCCACGACCAACTGCCGCCAGTTCGTCAGCACGCCGCGCGGGTCGGATAATGCCTTCGCTGAAAAGGTGATGAATTGGGACGAACGGCGGGTTTTCCGGTTCCACTGGCGCGACGACCCCCGCAAGGATGACGCGTGGTACGCCAAGCAAAAAGAAGAGCTCGACCCGGTCGTTCTGGCGCAGGAAGTCGACATGGACTTCAATGCGTCGAAGGACGGCGTGGTCATTCCGCAAGAACACGTCCAGGCCGCGCTCGACGCCCATCTGGCGCTCCATCTGGACGCACGGGGCGAACGGCGCGCCGCGCTGGACATCGCGGACGAAGGGATCGACAATTGCGCCTGGGCAACCGCGCAAGGCATTCTGCTCGACCATATCGAAGAGTGGAGCGGCAAGGGCTCGAACCTCTACAACACCGCCGTGCGATCGTTCGCGCTGTGCGACCAATTCGACCTCGACGAACAGCTTTACGACGCGGACGGCATGGGCGCCCACATGCGCGGCGACGCCCAGCAGATCAACCTCAAGCGCCGGGAAGAAGGCGTAAAGACCCAGCGCCCTCCTCGCCTCGTCAATGTCGTGCCGTTCTGGGGGTCCGGCGCGGTCGAGCGGAAGGACAGCCCAATCTATCCGGGCGCCAAACGGCTGAACGGCGACTATTACGAAAACCTCAAGGCGCAGTCGTGGGGCGAACTGCAGTACCGGTTCCGCGAGACGTGGCGCGCCCGCAATATCGAGGGCTACGAATACGATCCGAACCGCCTCATTTCCATATCAAGCAAGATCCCGTCGAAGGTGCGCAACAAGCTCATGATGGAGTTGAGCCAACCGACATGGGGGCCGAACGGGACGGGAAAAATGATTGTGGATAAAAAGCCGGATGTCGACGGTCGAAAAGCGAAGTCGCCAAACATGGCCGACGTCGTTATGATGCTGTTCGGCGCTGCCCGGCGCCGCATGGTTATCAGTCCTGAGGCAATGAGGCGCGCATAGATGGAACGCAACGGCTATAAACTGTCGCGACAGGCCGCTCTGGCCGAAGCGGGCATTCGCGAAGAGCCTCGCGCACCAATGGCCATTTCTGAGGCGGCCAAGACCAAAGCCCGCACGCCTGCGGTGCCCCGCCCTTCCCCGCTCGATATGCCGGCCGACAAGATCTTTGCGGCCTACCAACCACTTGACGGCGTGCTGCCCGATAATCCCGAGATGGCGCTGGACGCGTGCAATAGCATGGCCGCGCAAATTGCCAGCTGGGCCGCACAGGCACTTTACCACGAAGGCCAAGGCTTCTTCGGCTACCAGTATCTGGCCGAGCTCATCCAGCGCGCCGAGTACCGCCATGCCTGCGACATCTGGGCCGAGCATGCCGTACGCAAGTGGATCAAGGTTACCGGCGGCGTGGTCGACGAGAACGTAAAAGATCCGACCGCCGAGAAGCGCAAGCAGATCGAGGCGGAACTGGCACGGCTTGATGTCCGTGACATTTTCCAGGAATGGCTCTTTCACGACCAGGCGTATGGCCGAGGCCAGATATTTCTCGACTTCGGCGACGCAGACAGTCGCACGGAACTGGAAAGCCCCCTTCTCGTCGATCCGGCCAAGGTCAACCAAAAGCGACCGCTCAAGCGCCTCACGCTGGTCGAGCCGATGTGGGTTTCGCCGGGCGTATACGAGACGAGCAACCCTTTGCGTCACGACTTCTATCGGCCGGCATCGTGGTACGTGTTCGGGCGCCGCGTGGCGGATAGTCGTCTGCTCACAATCAACAGCCGGCCGGTCTCCGACATGCTCAAGCCGGGTTATTCCTTCGGCGGCCAGTCGCTGGTGCAGCTGATGAAACCCTACGTCGACAACTGGCTGCGCACTCGGCAGGCCGTATCGGATATGGTCAATATCTACTCGGTCCTCAACCTCAAGACCGACATGTCGTCCACCCTGTCGGGGGCTGACGGCGGCGCTGTGTTCGACCGGGCCGACATGTTCGTGCTAACGCGCGACAACCGCGGTATCATGCTGACCGACAAGAACCAGGAAGAGCTAGACTCGATCGCTGTGCCCTTGTCGGGTCTCGACGCGCTGCAGGCCCAGGCGCAAGAGCAGATGGCCTCCGTGTCGCGCATTCCCTTGTCCATCTATCTGCAGGTCACTCCAACCGGCTTGAACGCCACGAACGACGGTGAGACGCGTAATTTCTACGCGGACGTGCACAGCTACCAGGAAAAGAACGTGCGGGGGCCACTCAAGCTCGTAATCGACCTGATCCAGCTGTCGCTATTCGGCGCGATCGACCCGGCCATTGGTTTTGAGTTCCTGCCGCTGTGGGAGATGAGCGACAAGGACCGCGCGGACATTCGCAAGGCCGACGCGGAGGCCGACGTGGCGTATGTGACCGCTGGCGTGGTCAGCAACGAGGAAACCCGCCAGCGGATCGCGAACGATCAGACGTCTCCGTATTACGGGGTTGATTTGTCCGACCCGGCGCCGGACGTCGAAGAAGACGACGAAACTAATGGGTCCGAGCCGGGGGCCAAATAATACGTCCAGAAAGCGTTTCGACGCGGGTTGTGCCGGGATTGAGTGCGACATGGTCGGGCACTTCCTCGTCTGTCGTTTTTAGTCCCGACAATTGGACGGGGTAAAAGATTTCGCCACGGTAAAAAATAACATGCTCTCCCGATAGTTTGTTGCCGCTCTGCTCAGCCATGGTGTGGGGTGCTTTCGTTGGGGGTGGTGGCTTTGCGAGGGCAGAACCGCGACTGGCAGGTTTGCTCACTGGTGGGCGGGCAGATGCAGCCGCGTTGTGTCACAGGCCAGAAGGGCGGCGCGGGAGACGGCAAGGCACGTGAGACTTGTCGGGCTTTCTTGCACCCGTAGAGCAAACACTCAGCGGCGGCACATGCACACACGGTATAGCTCACGCCGTCTCTCCTCTTGTGCCCTGGGCAATGTCAGAGTTGAGCGCGATGTGCCGTGTGATGCCGGGCTCCTTCACCTTGCCCGGATTGTTGTTCCGGTAGGTCTCAAACTCCTCGATACGATCCATGATGGCGGCTCGGTGGTGGTCATCCTCCGCAAGACCGAGATAGAACTCCAGCACTCGCACCGAATGCCGATCACGGGCGCGGAAGATGATCACGGGCTCATCGTCAGGGATAGGCTCTCCGCTCACACGGTTTACAAAGCGGCCACCCTCAAACTTGAACTTGCGATCCTCAGCCATGGTGCGTCTCTCCTCTTGTGGTCAGGCCTGCCATCATACCATCGCCCCGACAACACCGGCCGCGAGGAACAGTGCCGTCAGCCCTGCACCACCGGCCAGCAGCTTGACGAGCGCACGGTTGCGCCGCCGGCGGATCGGGCCGTTGATCTCCGACCAGGACAAGCCGGACTTGGTGATGCCCGTCACGTCGTAGTGCGCGCGGGATGATGTGTAACGATAAGGGCTGGTCATGTTGACGGTCCTAAATGGTTGCCGCGGGCCGCAGCATCGACGGCCTGTAATAGCTTGGATAACTGAAGTTTCGTCAAAATGATTTTTTCCGAGCCGACATAGAGCGTCACCAGCATGGTCGGGTCGGACAGGCGGTCAATAGCCACCGGATCTACGCGATACTGGATCACAAAACGCCGCTCATCCCGCGAGCGCATTTCGATTAAAAGTTCGTCAGCCACGACCCAGCCTCCGCACACGCCGGCGGTCAGCCATCCGTGCATCAATCCGGCGCAACCGGTCGAACTCATCGCGCGCCGCACAGTGAGCGGCTGGCTCGGCGGAGAACACTCTGCCCGCAATGTCCGGGCCGGCGTAACTGCGTTCACTATAGGACATAAAACGCGCTCCCAAGAATAATGGCCCACATGACCAAGCTGGCGAGTAGCCCGTTGCGTAGGCCTATGAAAATTCGCGGTGGCATCATTTGCTCCCTCGTCTTGTTACCCCCTCACCTAACCCCTAGTGACGGACATGTCAACGCCTATTTGCGCAACATGCCTTCCGTGCTACTTGTGACGCATGGCACCCATCCGCCCATCCGCCGCGACGCGAACGGCCTTTCAAAAGCGGTTGGATGCGGCGATCGAGGAAATGACCCGTAGTGTTCTCTACTGGACCCGCGCGGCCTACCGCAGCGGCACGCCCGCTACGGTCGAACTGGCGCAGGATGGCGTCTTGAACGACGCGTTCGATAAGTTGGCGGCTCGGTGGCTCGATAAGTTCGACGACCTGGCGCCCAAACTGGCCGAGTGGTTCGCCAAGGACCACAAGAACCGGGTCGACCGGGTGCTTAAAACCCAGCTGCGCGCCGCCGGATTTACCGTGAAATTCCAGCTTTCCGCGCCCATGCGTGCGGCATATTCCGCCGTGATCGACGAAAATGTCGCGCTGATTAAATCGATCTCCGAAAAGTACCTGACGGACGTTAAGGTCGATCTGATGCAGTCCGTGCAGAACGGGCGGGATCTCGGCTATCTGACCAAGCGGCTTGAGGCGCGTACAGGCGTCACGCACCGCCGGGCCGCCTTCATTGCGCGCGATCAGAACAACAAGGCGTCCGCCGTCCTTGCCCGTACGCGCATGCTGGAACTGGGGATCACCCAAGCCAAATGGGTCCACTCGGCCGGCGGCAAGACCCCTCGCCCCAAGCATGTGGCATTTTCCGGCCAGGTGTTCGACTTGGCGACCGGGCATGATTTTGAGGATGGCGAAGGCCATGTTCTGCCCGGCGAGGCGATCAACTGCCGGTGTGTTGCGGTACCAGTGCTGCCGAAACTGAACAGCCGATAGGGGCGTATGGCCTCTTTATTTTGGCCGTGCTATCATGCGGGCCATGGCTTCCATCTCCACACTCGTCGATCGCGTCAAGGTTGTCGTCCAGTCGAGTGGCGTCGGCCCTTTTCTTCTCGGTCCTGCAGTCAAGGCTTACCGCGGGGCGGAAGCTCTGATCGACGGCGCGACATACAGCTATGCGCTCGAAAGTGGCGCGCAGTACGAAGTGGGCACGGGCGCCTACACCCAGTCGTCCGGCACGCTTGTTAGAACGCCCATCCTGTCCAGTAACGGCGGCGCGGCGGTCAGCTTCCCGGCCAACGTCGAGCTTAATTTTACCGCACTGGCAAAAGATATCGTAGCTACTGGCGCGTCTTTGCCAATCGTACAGGAGCCGGGTTCTTCTCGCGATGTTGCGATGTCTCAGGCATCAACGACAAACGCCTTGCTGGCGCTGGCGGACGGAGTTACGAGTACCGCCCGGGCCGCTATCAACGGTACTGGCGGTCTGGAATATGACCCTTTAACGGGGGTTATGACACTTGCATCGTTGCCGGATCTCCTACCTTTTCTAAACGGGGCTGCAGTACAAGCGACCGAAGCGCTTACCGCCGGGATGTTCGTCAACGTCTATGCGGCGGCTGGTGCGGCTCGCGTCCGCAAGGCCGTAGCCACCGATCCGCAGAAATACGCGAACGGGTTTGTTTTAGCCAATGCCGCAAACGGCGCTACAGCTGTTGTGATTTTGGAAGGCCCGAATATTGCGGTGAACGTCGCAGGCGTGGTTGGCGACGTGTGGCTTTCGGCCGCTACTCCTGGCGGATGGACCCAGACGCCTCCAAGTGGCGATGGCCAAATAGTCCAGTTGCTCGGTACGGCTATTCCGAACACTGGCGTTTTCTTTTCTCTTCGTGGAAGGGTGCTTTTGTGATGCGTTTCGTTGTTGGACTTGCCGTTGCTGTTTCGCTGGTCGCCAGTCCGGTCTTTGCGCAAGCCATTCGCAAGCCCCTTGTCCTCAACAACGGCCAGATGCAGCAAGCCCGGCCAACGGATACGATTGTGACCAGTACCCAAATCGTCGGTACTGGCGCCACGACCGATGGCGCGATCACCACGGCAACATCCGATATTCAAGTACTTCGGACCGCCCGCGGCTCACCAATCAGCACCGGAGTGGGAGGGGCCAACGAGTTTCCGCTTTTTTCGTCGGTATTCGTGCCGACCGGGCACGGCGGGGGTATCAATTACGAAGTTGCGTCCATGTACGGCCGGTGCGTCACGCAAGACGGTAACGAAGGTGGTCTGGATAGTTATGATTGCGTAGGCATCGAAGGCCAAGGCCATGCCACGGGGACGTCTCAGTTGCATCGGATCTGGGGCAATAATAACGTTGTCGAATTTCATGCTGGCGCGGATGGCCAAGGCATGGGTTACGAAACCGATATTATCAACCGCGGCTCGGTCGGCGGACTTCAAACCCCTAAGCAAAAGTTGGGATATTTTGCCGTCTGCAAGTACGCTAACGATTGCACGGCCGCGTATGTCATCGGTCCCGGTATTGACGCGAAATGGCGATACGGTTTTGTCGGTGTTCGGCAGTACCTTAACGGGGAATGCTTTTCGTGCTTGTTGGACGGGAATTTGCCGGCACTTCCCGTGTTCGCAGGTCAGTTCGTCGACGGCCATTCACTGGCCCAACAGTCGGCTATTATCACGGGAGAACCCGGCACCACCCGGTATCAGACTTTTGCGTCTGGGCCGAACTCGAATGCTTTGGTCAAGCGTTGGGAAGCAGGGGCGAACAGCGAGGCCGAGACGTTCGGGACCAACGCCGGATCGAATTACCAAATCTGCAGCTACGCGGATAGCGGCGCGTTCATTACTTGCCCGCTGGTTATCGACCGGGCAAGCGGTGTTGTTTTTGGAGGAACATTAAGCCTTTCAAATACCGCTAGTGCCGCACGAGTTCGCCTAACACCGACGACATACGCGTCTCTGCCCGCCTGCGTCACGCAGACGGAAGGAACTCAAGCATATATAACCGATGCCAGCGCGGCTATCACGGTGTGGAACCAGCCTGTTACTGCTGGCGGCGGCCCCAATAAGACGTTCGTAAAGTGCGATGGTACTGGCTGGAAGGCCTACTGACATGATCTTGATTGCCATGGATTTCAAAACGTCTAACCGCAGCTATTGCGCGGACGGACGACTGCATGTTGCCTCAAGCAATATCAGTAAGGGCAATGTCTGCCCGTACCTTGGTCGTGAAATTCCACGGTGGCGCGAGTTGGGTCTAGCGCCCGATAAAATTTACAATCTCCTTCGCGACCCGGAAGAACTGGCCGCCGCCGTCACGACCTTTAATAATCTGCCGGTCCTGTCCGAACACGTACCCGTAACAGTGGACGACCATCGGCCAGATCTCGTTGTCGGCTCGACCGGCACGGACGCAGCCATGAACGGCACATTCCTGACCAATTCGCTCGTGATCTGGGAACGGAAGGCAATTACGGGGATCGAGAACGACGAAAAGCGCCAGTTGTCGTCCGCATACCGCTACCGGGCCGACATGACGCCGGGTGAATTTGAGGGCGTTGCATATGATGGCCGGATGTGTGATATTATCGGGAACCATGTAGCCTTAGTATTTGAGGGCCGCGCGGGATCGGATGTAATCGTTGGAGACGAAAAGCCCATGGCAATCAAATCACGGCGGGCGCTGCTAGTGGCGGGGAGCCTTACCGGCATCATCCGGCCGTTGCTTGCCCAGGACGCAAAGTTCAATCTCTCGACCGCCCTTGAAGGCGTGGACGGCAAGTCGCTGCAGAAGCCGGGCGCATCGTTGGCGCTGGCCGAAAAGGTCAACGGTCTTGCCCAGCCTTTTCTGGCCGCCGATGCCAAGCTGGAAATCCCGGTCTTGCTGACCGCGATCGAAGGCGCGTGCGGTCTGGCCATGGACGAGAAAGACGACTTGGCGGAAGACGAGGACGACGAGGAAAAGACCGTCGCCAAGGACGCCGATGACGATGACGTGGCGGAAGACGAGGGCGATGACGACAAGAAGCCGGCCATGGACGAAGCGACCGTAACGTCGCTGGTCCGAAAGGCCGTGTTGGCCGAACGCAAGGCTGGCGTCGCCATTCGCACCGCAGAACGCGAAGTCCACCCGGTCGTCGGTGAATTGCCCGCCATGGACAGCGCCGCCGACGTGTATCGTGCGGGGCTCAAGGCGCTCGACGTCGACTATATCGGTGTCCCGGCGGAAGGCCTTGGCGCTCTTTTCCGCGCCACGCACTCCGCCCGTGCATCCGCCCCTGCTCTCGCGCAGGATAGCCGTCTGGCCGCTTCGACCCGCACGGACTTCAACTCGCGCTATCCCAAGCGCACCACTCTGATCCGGGGCTAACGCACTATGGGTTTCCAGCAGTCAGTTTCCGCCGCCGTCGCTCCGGGTCTTCCCGGTGGCTGGGCATCCGCCAATCCCCATTCGTCGCTCCTGCAGCCGACCACGGGCGACCTGACGCTGCCGAACGCGCAGTCGTGGAAGGTCGGCGCGGGCGGTGCGATCGTCGGCAACTTCGCGTTCGCCGACACCACGACCGGCCTCGTCACTTCGGCGAACCCCGGCACAGGTGCCGTGCGGTCGGACAGTGCGCCGGGCCGTATTCGTCTCGGCTTCGTGCAGCGCGACCAGACCGTCCTCATTACGACTTGGCTCGGCGCCACCGGCATGGTCGTTCAGCCCGGCAACGGCATCACCCTGTTGTCCGCCGGTGATGTGTGGGCACGCTTCGCGGCAGGCGCAACGGATGGCCAGTTCGTGTTCGCGAGCTTCGCCGATGGTTCGGCAATCGCTGGCGCCACCAACACAGCACCGACCGCCACCGGCGTGACCGCGACGACCACCAGCGGTTCGCCCAACCTGACGGCGGTCACCGGGGGCACGCTGCTGCCCGGTCAGCCGATCAGCGGCACGGGCATTCCCGCAGGCGCATATATCGTCAGCGCCACCGGGTCGACCGCCGTCATGTCCGCGAATGCCACGGCATCCGGCACGGGCGTGGCGATCACGCAGACCACCGCCGCCCTCACCCGCTACCGGGTCGTGGGTAACGCCGCCGCCGGCGAGCTCGCCAAAATTTCGGTCCAGGGGTAAACAAGAATGCGCGATATCAACCTGCGCCGCGAGTTCGCGAACTACGGCGTCCACATGCCCGATACTGCCGTGTACGCGCAGGACGCGTGGCGCGACGACTTCCATTTGGCGATGGACGCCCAGCCGCAGCTCATCACCCAGGCCAATGCCGGTATCCCGGCATTCCTGGCCAACATCGTCGACCCCGAAGTCGTCGAAATCGTGATCGCACCGCTTCTCGCCACCCTGATTTCCGGCGGCGAGATCAAGAAAGGCGATTGGGTCACGCAGTCGCTCATGATGGCGCTGGCCGAGCCGGTTGGCTATGTCGTGTCGTACGGTGATTACGACAACGGCGGCACGGTCGACGCGAACGTCGAGTTCGTGAACCGTCAGCCCTGGCACTATCAGACGATCAAGCGCGTCGGCGAACGGCAGGTCGAGCAGTGGGGTCTGGCCGCGATCGACCAGAACGCGATGCTCGACCGGTCGGTCGCCGTGACGTTCGGACAGATGCAGAACCGCACGTACTTCTACGGCGTCGCGGGCCTGCAAAACTACGGCATGCTCAACGATCCGTCACTTATCACACCGATCACGCCTGGCACGAAGGTTGCGGGCGGTACCGCCTGGGTGAATGCGACGGCCGATGAGATCTACGGCGACGCCTTGCGCCTGTTCGCTCAGCTGCAGTTGCAGATGGGTGGCAACGTCCAGCAGACCGACCGGATCGTTTGGGCCATGTCGACCACGCGCCTGATCCAGTTGTCCAAGATCAACGCGTTCGGTATCAGCGTCCGTGACATGCTCTCGCGCGCTTTCCCGAACATGGAAATCGTGGCGGCGCCGGAATACTCGACCGGTTCGGGCGAACTGACCCAGATGATGCTGCCCGAGTACCGCGGCGTCAAGACGGTCTGGACGGCCTTTACCGAGAAGTTCCGCGCGCATGAAGTCGTCCGCGAGCTCTCGGCCTGGGCGCAGAAGTTCTCGGCCGGCACCTGGGGCGCCATCGTGCGCCGCCCGATCGCCATCGCCAGCATGTTGGGTATCTAGTCCTTCTAGTTCCCCAATAGCACCCGGGCGGTTTTCCCTCCCCTCTTCCGTCCGGGTGCGCTGATGGAACTAGAAGGAACATCCAATGTCTTTCGTCGCTTGCAAACTGCCCGCCGGCCTACAGATCGAGCATAAGGGCAACGTCCTTATTCTGCTCGGTGCCAACATCGGCGAAGACCTTGAGAACGTGTCGCGCAACGGTCGTCCCAACGACAATGACAGTCGCGTCGCCGGTTACGGTCTGACCGAGCTCGACAGCGGCAAGACCGAGACGTTCGAGGACTGGAAGAACGCCGTCACCTACAAGGACGGCAAGAAGGAAGCGGGTAAGCTCGACCACCCGTTCCTGGCGCTCGAAAACCATTCGATCGTCGGCCCGTTCAAGACGATCGAGGAAGCCCGCAAGGAATGCCGCGCGCTTTCCGGCATGATCGAAACCGGGTTCGAAGGGCTCGACGAAGAGGCCGAAGCCAAGAAGACCGGCATCACCCGGGCCGACAAGACCAAGTAAGGACAATTCGACATGGCGGTTGCGGTCTTCTCATATCCTGACTGGACCGCCATGTTTCCCGAAATGGCCGGCGTGCCAGAACCTGCCGCGGCGGGTTTTTTTGCGATTGCCGGACTGCTGCTCGACAATACGGACTGCTCGCCCGTCCAGGATGTGCCACTGCGTACGTCCCTGCTTTACTATGCGACGGCCCATGTCGCTTCGCTGGCCGGGCATCCGGTAGCCGCGGGCGGATCCGCAGCGCCGTCCGGGGTTGTGGGGCGCGTGTCGAGCGCCACGGAAGGCACAGTTTCCGTTTCGACTGATTACGGCGCAGTCAGCGGGCAAGCCGCCTGGTGGCTGCAAAGCGCGTACGGTGCGACCTTCTGGCAGTTGACGGCAGCTTTCCGCACGATGCGCTACGTAGCGCCGCCCCCACGCATATTCGAACGGGGCGCTTTCGGACGCGGCTTCGGCGGGCGGTTCGGATGGTGACGGCAACCCTTTCAGGTGGCGAAGCTCTAGAGCGCAAGCTGGCTGAGATCGCCCGCAAGGTCAGCCGACCGGGCACGCTGCGCGTCGGGTTCCTAGAGGGCGCGACTTACCCGGACGGCACCAGCGTAGCGACCGTGGCGGCCATCAACAATTTCGGCGCACCCGAAAAAGGCATCCCGGCTCGCCCGTTCTTCTCCAATATGATCCAGGCCAATTCGGGCGGGTGGGGCGATCAGCTGGTCAGTTTGCTCGAACTTACCGACTACGACGCCGCGCGGGCGCTTGCGCTGATGGGCGAAGAGATCGCCGGCCAGCTGCGCCAGTCGATTATCGACACGATGGCGCCGCCCAACTCCCCCGTCACCAATTTGCTCAAGCAGCGGTTTCCAATGGGCGGCCAGACCTTCGACGATGTGTTGAAAGCCTGGGACGATGTGGCCGCCGGCGAAAGCGCCCCCGCCGGCAAGCCGTTGGTGTGGACCGGTACGATGCTGCGCGCCGTCGATTACGAGGTGGCGACGTGAACCTGCGGGCCATCGCCAACCGAGCTACTCAGACGATCAACCCGAACATCACGGTTCAGTGGCGAGCGTACGAGGGCTATGATATCGCCCCGAATGGCAAGCCGGTCGTCACGTACGCAACCGCCGCGCCGGTCGTAGCCCAGATCCAATCGCTGACCAAATCCGAAGTCGCTCACCTTGACGCTATGAACTTGTCGACGTGCGAGCGCGGGGCATACATCAACGGCCAGATGCACGCGTTTGATCGGGTCGAAGAAACCGGCGGCGACATGCTGTTCTTTGAGGACCGCTGGTGGAAGGTGATGGCCATTCTTGAGGGCTGGACGACGGCAGGCTGGTGTCGGGTCGCTCTAACCGGGCAAAATGGGTTCCCTGAATGATTACCGCCGGTTCCGATGACGCGGTTCTAGTCGCGCTCAAAGCCTTCGTACACCAGGTTTTGCCCGCTCTGGGCAACCGGCAAGTTGTGACCGGGCAGCAGAACAATGTGCCGATGCCCCCGCCCGGGGACTTTGTCGTAATCGTGCCGAATGGTCGGTACTGGCTGTCGACGTCGAGCCACGTCTATCGACCGGACGAAGAGATGCGCGACGGCATAATGCCCACGCGCGGCGAATACAAGGTCAATTTCTACGGGCCGTCATCGCCCGATTACGCACAGTCGTTCGCGATCTTGTGGCGCGATATCTACGCGTGCGATGCCCTGCGCCCGGCGGGTATTCAACCGCTCTGGGCGAGTGACGCGCGGCAAATGCCCCTAGTCGACGACGCCAAGCAATACGAGGATCGTTGGCTTGTGCAGACGCACTTGCAGTTCAATGCGACCGTCTCGACAGCGCAGCAATTTGCCGGTACAGTCGCGCTTAGTATTTTGGAGGCTGATTAATGGCTGCAAGCATTCCAGCTTCGGAAATCGTCAATATCCTACCGGGTGTCATTGGCGCGGGCGGTTCGGGACTTGACCTTTCCGGGCTCATCCTGACGAGCAGCGTCCGCGCCCCGGTCGGGTCAGTCCTCCGCTTCACCAGCGCTGCCGCCGTGGAAGACTATTTCGGCCCGGTGTCGGCGGAAGCCCAGCAAGCCGCGATCTACTTTCGGTCTTTCGTCAATGCCCAGGCTGTGCCGGCCGCCCTGCTCTTCGCGCCGTTCGCCGCGGCGGCTCGGGCTGCGTGGTTGCGCGGCGGTGCGCTTGGCCTGACCCTGGCGCAAGTGCAGGCGCTGACCGGTGTCCTGACGATCACCGTTGGCGGAACCGCCCTCACCTCCGGTACGATCAATCTGGCCGGCGCAACGAGCCTGTCGAACGCCGCGACGATCATCCAGGCCGCGTTTACGACGCCGGGGTTTGCCGTCACGTACGACAGCGTGGCCGATGCGTTCCTGTTCACCTCGACCGCTACCGGCGCGGCGGCAACGATTATCCAGGCATCCGGCTCGCTGGCCGCGCCGCTCAAGCTGACCACGGCCACCGGCGCGCTGCTCTCGCAAGGCACTGCGGCCAGCACCGCCGCGACGGCCATGGCTTCGGTCAAGGATGCGACCCAGAACTTCGCGTCGTTTACGACCCTGTTCAAGCCGACCGATGCCCAGTTCGTAGAGTTTGCGCGCTGGACGAACGACCAGGGCAATCGCTTCCTCTACGTCGGATGGACGGACAGTGCAGCGGCCGTCACCAACACAGATACGTCCAGCCCTGCGTATCTGGTGCGTGCCGAAGATCTTTCCGGGACCGCCCCGTTGTGGACCGCCGCACCGGACAAGGCGTCGTTCGTCATGGCGTACGTGGCATCGCTCGATTTCAATCGGTCGAACGGGCGCACCGTCGCGGCTTTCCGCACGGGTAGCGGCCTACTGCCGGACGTGACCAGCCAGACGATCGCGGCCAACCTGCTCGCCAACGGCTACAGCTTCTATGGTGCCTATGCCACGGCGAACGACGAGTTCCGCTGGATCTACAACGGCCAGGTGACGGGCGATTTCGGATGGATCGACAGCTACGTCAATCAGATTTGGATGAACAGTCAGTTCCAGCTGTCGTGGATGTCCTTGCTCGGCTCGGTCGGCCAGATCCCGTACAATGACGAGGGCTACGAGCTCCTGCGTTCCGGGCTGTTGACGGACATTGACACGGCGGTCAGCTTCGGGGCGATCCGCGCGGGCGTAACGCTGACCGAAGCACAGAAGGCCATTATTCTCGGCATCGTCGGCCGGGACGTCTCGGATGCGCTGTTCGCGACCGGATGGTATCTTTCCATCCAGGATCCCGGTGCCGCCGTACGCGCCGCGCGCGGGTCGCCGATCTGCACGTTCATTTATACGGACGGGCAGTCGGTGCAAAAGATCACTCTCTCTAGCCTGATGGTGCAGTAAATGGCGAACAACCGTACGATCACATCGGCCAACGCCGTCCTAATGTTGGGCGTCACGGACCTGTACGACACGCCGCGCCAGATCCAGGGTTTCTCGGCCGACAACATCACCGATATGGGCGAACTGACCCAGTCCGAGACGTCGCGCGGGTTGGACGGACGCCTATCCGCCGGGTTCATTTTCGGCGACATCGTGCAGAATATCACGCTGATGGCCGACAGCGAGAGCAACGATTTTTTTGAGAACTGGTCGGCAGCGGAACGCCAGCGGCGGGAACTGTACGTCGCGTTTGGTTCGATCCTGCTGCGCGCTGTCAACCGCCGATACACCATGACGCGCGGCTTCCTTCGTTCCCTGCCGCCCATGCCGGCGGTCGGTCGGACGCTGCAGGCACGTCGCTACGCGATTACGTGGGAGCGGGTAGCCCCCGCCCCCATCTGATCGCGCACCAAAAAGAGGGAAATTTATGGCTCGCAAGACACGGCTCTACGTCGTCCCCGATGACCGAGACGGCGTACCCAACCGCGACACCGGCAAGGCTTTCCGCATCACCGAGATGTCAGCGTTCGACGCGGAAGTATGGGCGCAACGGGCGATGCTGGCAATGGCGCAATCCGGCGTTCCCATCAACGAAGACGTAATCCGAGCCGGTCTGGGCGCCGTGGCTGCGGTCGGCATGCGTGCGCTGCTGACGATGGGTTTCGACGACGCCAAGCCGCTGCTCGACGAGATGATGACGTGCGTCGAGTTCATTCCCGATCGCAGCCGAGCCGACGTGTCGCGCGTACCGGATCGTGAGGATATCGAGGAAGTGTCAACCCTGCTCGCCCTGCGGTCGGAGGTTATCGAACTTCACACGGGTTTTTCCATTCCCGCCTTCCTGTCGAATTTGGGCAAGGCGGGGAAGACAGCGACGACGGACAATTCGCCGACTATGTGAACGTCCCGCGGTTGATCGGTAATGTCGTCGGAACCGGCCTTGCCACCCTTCACGAACTGCAAACCGTCTATTCCCTGCGCGATGCCTACGACTTGGTAGAAATCGCCCGCGTTGACGCGTATAACGAGCGCGTGGCCCAGGCCATTGCGGCGCAGAAGGAAGAGAACGGCTAGTGGCTGACACGATCGACGCGTTTGTTGTCTCGCTCGGCCTCGA